ATTTCCGACTTGCGGCCAGCCTTGGACACGACGTCCTGAGTGCCGGAGATCGAGATGCGCTTGTCGGAAATCTGGCAGTAGTTGCCAACGCGCGAAGTCGGGACGACGGCCTGGAAGATCCAGTCGTTTCCTTCAGGCTGGTTGTTGTTGACGTCAGGCGTGGCGAGAGTGTCCGTCTGCCATTCCGGGTGAACGCCGTCTACCGACTTCTTGCCGATCATCGAGAGGAACGGTGTCTCGTCGGGGGTGATGAGATAGATCTGGTCCGCGAGGGTCTCGCGGTTGCCTACCGCATCGTAGGTTTCGAAGGTGTTTGATGGCTGTGCCATTGGCTGTGTCCTTTAGAGGAGTGCTTCGATTGCTCGGGCGGCAGCGTCGATGCTGCCGGACTTGCGAAGGCTTTCGAAACGGCCTTGGCGGTCTCTTTCCTGGATAGTCTGGGGGGCCATGCGCTGCTGCTGCACCAGCTTCGGCTTTGCCACCACCTGCTTTTGAACAGTTGCGGCTTTGGCTTTCAGCTTCTGATAGGCAATAGCGTCATGAAGGATCTGCATATATCGAGCGTCGCCGATCTGGCTCACCTCTTCCGGGGTGACGCCGTAGACCTTGCCGCCGATTTCTGAAATGTCCTTCTTGAAGGCTTCCCGCTTCCCGTCATCCTTGAGATGCGGGAGCTTCTGAACGAGCAATTGTCTCTGCGTGGCCAGGAATTCGGCCTGCTCGGCTTCTCGCTGCTCAGTGGTCTTCTGCTCTTCCTGCTGCTTTTGCTGCCACAGGGAGTTCAGCATCTTCATGCGGTCCTGATAGTGGGCCATGTCCTCGATGTACCCGACCGGGTCATTGGGGTCATAGACCGGCTCTTTCGGAACGATCAGATGCCAGTTTTCCAGGATTTGTTCGCGCTTCTGGCGGATTTCGTTTTCCGCTTCGCTCACCTTGGCCTTGAATTCGGCGTCCTGCTGTTCTTTGTAACGCGCGAATTCTTCGGTTTTCTTGGTGAAAACACGCTGGAACATGTGGCCAGTCTTGAGTTCGGCGATGCTTATCGTCGTGCCGTCTTCCAGTGTCACCGTCGCGGTGTCTGGAATGGCCGCCGGGGCAACGGGCTCCGCAGTCTCAGGCTCACCCTCATTTCCATCGTCAAGTGCCGACAACAGTGCGTCGTCTTCGTCGCCCTCGGGCGATTCAACAACTTCGGCTGCCGGTTTTGCCTTTGCATCTTCGACACTGTCCGTTTCCGGGATGTCTCCAAGAAGATTCTCAATGGCACTTACACCCTCGTCGAAAGACATCGACACAGGGGATGCGTCTACGGACCCGCTAGGGGCTGTCGTATCAGGCATGGGTATGTTCCTTGGGTTGGCTTAAACGGCCTTGAAGGCGCGTCGCTCTTGAGACGATTGGATCATCGCCTGCATCTCGGCCGGGAAGACGTCGCAAACCTTGGCGAACGCCTGCAGGGTGAGAATGAGTGTCTTGTCATCGGCGCTCGTGGTGATGAGCTGCTCGACCGCTGATTTGCGGATGCGTGCGAGCACTTCGAGGAATACCGGATCCTTGGCGAGGCGATCTGCCTCCTTGGCGAGGAATTCCTTGTCCATCAGCCAGGCTCTCCACCGGTTCTGACATCAGAGGATACCTGAGCGTTCCCGCTCTTCTGTCCCATCTCAGCCAATTCTCGCTTTAACTGCAATTCCGCGATAAGCTGCTCACGCTTAAGGTTGATCTCGGCGACGAACTGCTCCTGCTTCAACTGGAATTCCATCTGCATCTTCTGCATCTGCATCTGGGCGTCCTGCTGCATCTTCTCGCGCTCGAGCTGGATGTTTGCCTCGTTCTGCATCGCGGTCATCTGAAGCGTGGATTGCTGGTCCTGCTGCTTCAACTGCAACTCGGCCTGCGACTTCTGCATGTCAGCCTGAAGCTTGGCCTGCTGCACCTGAACCTCTGGCGGGGGCTGCTTGGCCATCTCAGCGGCCATCTGCTTGATCTTCTCCAGATCCTCGATCGTGATATCGGGATAGAACGAATCCGCGTTCTTGATGCCGGCGGCCTCGACGATCTTGACCAGCGTCTTCCTGATCTTCGGCATCATCTCGATTGCCTTGTCCGTCAGGCCGGCCATCTGGAAGCGATCGGTAATCGCGATCTGGCTCGCCAGGATGTTGTTCAGCATCGCCATGTCGCGGTCGCGTGAGCCTGTACCAAGGCCGACGTTGATCTGCGCGTCCATCGTGGCGTTCCACTGGCGCGGGTCCATCTCAACCCATTCGTCGCGCAGGCGGATCATGCGCGGGCGGTCCTGGTGCTTGACGATCAAGCGTAGAACCTTGGCAAACACCTTCTTCCAGCCAAGTTCAGCCTGGTTGCGGGCGATAAGCTCGACCTGCGAATAGGCGCTGTCATGCTGGTTCTGGTTGGCCGTCGCCGTCTGGTTCTGCAACGTCTCGGGATCGAGTGCCATCGTTGCGCGGGAAACACCCGTGCGCATCTCGATGACCTGATCCATGAAGCCGAGGGTGGCGAGCGCGTCCTGAAGGATCGACGGCGTTTCAGCATAGTTGATCGGCGCTGAATTGGGTTTTCGAAGGATTACCCCGCCGACGCTCGGGTTGACCAGCTCGTCCATGTTGATGACGCTGCCGGCCTCGATGTCCTTCTGCGGGTTGTTGACCTGATAGGCGTTGTTGAGCAGCTGGCGCCCTACCGACGTCTTGATCTGCTGGATGTCCATGACGTCGCCAGCCAGAGAACGCGACGTAAAGCGATGCGGGACAGGCTCGCAAGGAATCTGCGTAAAGGGGAGATCGTCGTCCCACACTTCCCAATCAAGAAGTTCACCAGCACCAGAAGCGCCAGCATAATAAGCCAGTACCGTTTCTGCGATGCCGTCGCCATTCACGTCAGCCTTGATGTAGCACTCGTAAAGCTCGATGCGATCCATGGACGGATCACCGTTGGCATTGCCGAACTGGTAGGGATCGCGAGCGTTGGCCTCGGGCGAAAGTCTGGAGGACGAGAAGTTATACCGCGGCAGACCTTCCACGATCTCCTTGTCAAAGCCCATCTCGATAAGCTTGGAGCGGGTGACATGCGGATCACGGTGGCAGACGAAGCGGGCGCCCTCGATGGTGATCGACTCGCGATCCTTGAGGAAGTTCTCTGGCTCGACCGTCTCCATGACCAGACGGCCCTTGGAGGTGACATGCTTGACCTTGACGTCATAGAGCGGGATCGAAACCGGCTGCCCGGTATTCGGATCAATGTCCGTATAGGGCTCGCCTTCCTTCTGCGAGACGATCTCGACGTCAGGATCTTCGAGCAGCATGGCCATGCTCTGATCGTCGAGCCCGCTATGAACGGAGTATTCGCATTCTTCGCTGTCGTCCCAATAGGTCTTTACGACGCCGTCAGCCTGGAGGAGACTGTCGTGCGTGGCGTCCCACATGATGCGGTAGCCGTCATTGTCCTTCCAGAATACGTAATTGGCATAGTCCGATGCCTGATCGGTGAATTCCTCATCACCGGGCTTTGTCGGCTCATAGTCGACGATACGATCGGAAGCCGTGAACACGCGGATGATGCCAGGGAGAACCCAGCCGATCACGTCGGCAACGTCACGGCTCTTGAACTGGCTCCACCCAACCTGATGCGGGGTATCCGGCATTTCGCCATTGTAGTAGTTGATCGCACGAACGCGCTCTTCCACGACTTCGGTGGAGACGAACGTCTCAGCATCGCTGATCTCGGAAGCAATGAGGGCCTTGAGATCAACCTCATCGATCTTCTTTGCGCGCCGTGCTGCCATTCAGACTATTCCCTTATTGCGGCTGATTGGCATCTTGAATTCCATTTCATGGTCAGCGAACCGCTTCATCATCAGCGCGTATCGGGATGCAGAAATCGTATCGTCGCGCTCTTTGACGACCTTGCCGTCCTTGCGGTGGTAGAGGCGAAATTCCTCAAACCATTCGGTGCAGGTCGCGAAGACCTTCCAGCGGCCCGTCACCATGCGGTCCAGCATGTCCATGAGGCCGGCTTCGACGCTGTTGCTTTCGTCTTCGAACGTTGCTCGCTCGGGCAGGAACCCCATCCCCTGAGCCTTGTATTGCGATGCCAGGTTCTCACCGGCCGCCGTGTCGTTGTTACCGTCGTGCGGCCAGGACCATGGCAGCCATGCGCCCCAAGGCTTTAGCGCTGCAGCGTGTGTGTGAACCGGCGCCTCTCGCTTGCGGTAGTTCTTCGTGACATAGATGACGTCACTGTCTCGATCCCATGCCAGGCAGGCCGCTGCGGTCGGATGATCCCAGCCGAAGTCGATGCCGCCTATCTGCACCCAATGCTTCGGAATGGCGAAAGGTGTGATCGTGATGTCTTCCTCTGGAACTGGGAAGATGCGGCCCGAGCCGAGAGACGGAATGCCTTTCGTTCTGGCTTCCCGCTCATGTGGCGGGTAACTGTCGATGATCTTCTGCCGATCTTCCGGCGTGTAGTGTTCCGCGTCGTCGATCGTCATCGTAATGACTTCGCGGTCTGGCGACTTCTCCAGGATATAACGAGCGACCACCGTGCTCATGCCCTTGAGAGGCGTGAACGTGACGGCGATCAGGCCCCTCGTCGCATTGGTTCTGGTGATGCCCTCGAAATAAACGTCTTCCGGCGGCTCTTCGTCGAACCAGACGAAATCGACCGTGTTGGCCTGCCATTTGCCGCGGCCCTGCTCGTATGCCTTGAACAGAAGCGTTGACGCTCCACCCGAGACATGACGGACCGTGACACTATCCAATGCAGCCGAGACGCCAGACCGTCGCGTGGTTGCGATGATGTCAGCCTTCGGAATGTAGCCGGTGCCCCATTCCTCTTCGTTCATTGGCGGCCCGATCAAGAGCCGCTGAACGCCGTCGCGCGTCAGTTCATACGATTCCGAACCGGCCAGCATGACGATCGGCTTGACGAAGCGCTTGCCTTCCCACCAATCAGGGTATCGGCCGGTAAGATGCATTGCCGCTTCAGCAGCACCGGCCAAGGTTTTGCCGAGCTGGTTGCCAGCCATGAATAGACGCTCACGGAAGAATGCCCCAGCTTCGTGAAACTCCCTCTGCTTCGAATAGGGATGGTAGGATGAGAGGCGATTAGTGCGCCGTCTCCGATCCAGTTCGGCCATCAGCATCGCTTGCTCCTTGAGCATCGAGGAAAGGCCGGATTGCTGCATCGAGAGATCGGATGCGCTGGACAAGTTGCTCATCCGTCAAATCGTCCGTCTGGTTGATGTTGACATTCAGATCCTTCGGCAGGATCGAGGCGACGACCTTGAGGTATTGGTCTGGCTTCTCGTCACGGACGCGGGCAAGCGTTACGACGCCGTGCTCCTGCCAATCCGCATAGAGGTCTTCGAGGAACTGTTCACCGAGCTTGTTGCGCGCGCCCTTGGGCCTGCCTGGATTGCCCGGTTTGAATTGATGCTCAACGGGGGGCTGGGGCTTGCCCGTTTTCTCCCCGTTTTTCCGGGACGGATCTTCGCTCATTGCCACTACCAAAGAGCCATGATGCTTGTCGCCGTCGTATTGGTCAGCATGACGCGAGAAGCACGGATCGGCAGAATGGCGCCAGCTAGGACGCCCGTGAATGTTACCGTCTGTCCGCCCGCTGTGATGACAGCAAGGTTGCCGGCACCGCCGACATAGATGGCTCTGGAGGTGGCGGCCAGATCGTTGCTATCGTTCGGCGTGACCGCAGCGGCATTTGAGGCCGGGTCGACGACGTTGTTTGATTTGTTCGCGAGATCTGCGGCTGCCATGTGGATTTCTCCTTAGTTCGAATTCAGATGCGCCCGAGCAACACCAGGATCAGCACGACAACGAGCACGAGCCCAATGCCTCCTGATGGCCATGGGCCTGCTGAGATGTGGAAAGAGCCGGCGAGGAGCAGGATGAGGATTATGAGAAGCAAGGTTCCGATCAAATCAAAGCTCCTTCGATACAAGCCGGCCAAAACGTCAAATTAATTTGTATGTTTCGTGCGATTTCCCGTTGACTTCATCCAAGTACCTTGTATACTCGGGACATCAACCAAGGAGATCGACATGACCATCATCTGCATCAACGGTTACGACCAGCCAGACAATTGCGAACATTGCGGCAAGCACCTGATCCACGGCGTTCGCACCAACACACACGGCACGATCGGCGCCGACTGCTTCGTGAAGCTGATCAAGGCTGACCGCAAGCGTTACAGCGGAAATGGCAAGCCCAGCGCCTCGATGGTCCGCGACTATGCCAAGATGATCGAGTTCCGCAGTGCAGAGCGCCGCGCCCAGATGGGGTATGGCCCACATCATTTCCAGTTCGAACTGGCGGGCGCTTAATGAGGCCGCTACTGGCAGAAGGAGCGCGCCGCCGTAAGATGGTGGCGCTCTACTCCCGCACACACGGGCCGGCCCCTGATAAATACCGCGCGATAGCCCGTTGGTGGCGCCTTCACGCCGAAGAGAGCGCTAACCCCAGCGAATGCTTGGGATACGCCGACAATCAAGACCGCCTTTACCGGGATATGTTGGACCGGCCAAACCACTACAAGGCAAAGCCGATCGAATTGAGTGACTTCCAATGGAGCCAAAGATGACGAATGAAACTTTCAACAACTGGCTGGCTGATATGAAATCGGCCGGCCTTGCTCGTTCCGACGCTGAATGCGCCCGCCTTCTTGGGATCTCCGCTAACTCTGTGGTGACGATGAAGAAGAACGGCGCCGATCTGCGAACCGCCCTTGCCTGTCGTGCGCTACTCCACCGTATGGAGCCGTATGCTTGACTACTTCTTGCGCCGCTCGGTGATGATGCCCCACGCACACAGGCCCCCAACCACGATAAAAAGCCCAACGAAAAACAGAATACCCGTCATAGCGCGCTCCAAACATTCTCACCCATCGGCTGAGGGCGCGAGGCACATGAAGACAGCCAAAACGCCAGCGCGAAAGCACCAGCGACTATGGCAAGCCAGATTATGCCGCGACGGTAGCGTTTCCAGAAGGTCAATCGAGAAGTTCCTTGAACCAATCGATGTGACGCTGCAATTCCTCTGGGTAATCCACCTTCTCCCCCTCACTCCAGACCTTGATGAGCGACTGTGCCGCCATCTTGAACTCGTTGAGAAGGGCGTGGTCGGTAATCGTGGGTGCTGCGCCGTCACGATACGGAACGCCCGCGCCGGCTTGCGAGCCTGTCGATATCGTTGGCTTATGGCGCCCCGTGAGGGGATGTAGGCTTTTGAAGAGGTGCTAACCGTGGGCTGGGGCGAAATGCTTAACCGCGAACCCGTTTAAGTGACGTTGCCTACTTCCAAACTCTAGAGATAGTTCTCCCATGCGCTGGCTGTGAGCACCAGCAGAGACGCGGCGAATCCCGCTACAGAACCGTCTCGCAAATCACTGCGCGGATTATTAACTGATTTGCTGTTAATGATCAATGGTTACAATGCTCTATCAACAAGACTATTCCTCCTTGTCCCTTGATGACCTAAAGGCCCATCCGGTGACAGCGATGACAATCAGGAGCGCGAAGAATCTGTCACCGGACGCCGCGAACCAATTAAGAACGTCAATCACGCCACTTCCTCCACATATTCCAGCGGGATCTCCGCATTGGCCATGCCGTTAAGCGTTTCGATCACGGCCTTGATCGTATTCCGACCGGTGGCGGCGATAATGGTAGCACGACGACCGGCGAACAGCCGATGCTGCTGGCTGATCGTCACGACGCCACCTGCAGGGAACTGTTCGGCGGCGACACGACGCGTCACCTTGCGGCGTCTCATGTCTTCCTCGTAGGCCCTGAGCGCCTTGTGGTATTCGTACAGCTCACGCAGGCTTGTCTCGGCCATCTGGATGAGCTCTACCTGAGCCGTGGGCAGCGGAAGCGGTGTGCCGCCGATACCGATGATGGAGGCGACGAAATCGCATTCCCTGACCTTCTTCCAGTTCTGTTCGTCATGGACGGCCTGGATGAAGGCATAGCCGGGGATGAGCGGAAAGCGCTTGTCGATCGTCTGCTTTGTGCGATGATGGATCTTCATCGCCAGTTCCATCGGCATGTAGTGGTCTATGCCTTCGCGCTTCAGTGCCCATTCGATGTTGGTAAGGCGCTCATCATTACGATATGGGCGCCCTGCCCCCGGCTTCAGTCTCAATGCATACCATTTTGCCGCCATGGTGGTTTTCCTCGCTATGTGATAATGCCGCCGCGGATAGCCTTGGCGATGAGCTGTATGCTGTTGACTGCGTCGAGCTTGAGACGCACGGTCCAAGCGTGTCTGGTGACCGTGTGCTCGGAAAGGCTGAGGATGGTTCCGATCTCGGAAGCAGTCTTTCCTTCAGCCATCCAGGTGATCACCTCCAGTTCGCGCGGAGTTAGGTGGACATCTGGAGCAACACTCATAGCTCGCCCCTGGCCTTCAGGATCTCCACCCGGCGCATCGAGGCAATTACGGTCGTATGGTCGAGATTGCCGAAGAGCTTGCCGATCTTCGGATAGCTGAGATTGAACTTGTGGCGCAGTTCCCACATGATGATCTGTCGCGGTCGGACGAACTCACGCCGCCGGCAAGGAACGATGATATCGGCATACGACACATCGAGTTCCCTACACCGATCCTGGATGTAGACGATGCTCGGGCCTGATGCGATGCTCATGAGGCGCTTGCGGTATTGCTGTACATGGAGATCGAAGTGGACCTCCTGCAGTTTCCACGCTGGCCGTCTGGCGTAGATGATCTTCACGATCGGGGTGATGACTTCGACAGGGGCGGCCTTTGGTGGTTCGGTGAACCAGAGCTTGGCCCGGATGGCTTTGTGACGATTATGCTGCTCCTGCAACACTGTTACATGTACGTTCATGCCTATTCTGCTGCCTCCTTGTTGCCGTCTTTCGTTGCGATCGCCATTGATGCGGCAATCTTCCTCCGCATGGCGTGTTGCTCTTCGGTGATTGTCGAAGCGTCCTTGATGGCCTGGATCTTCTCCCAGTATTCGAGCTGCTCCAGCGTCATGTCGGCCGGGATGGGATTGAAGCGCTCGCCTGCCTTGGATTCGGCGTGGGCCGCCTTGAACTGGGCATGGAGCTTGCGAATGCGCTCCTTCTGCTCCTCGCTGGTCTTCTCGCGAGGCGCCGCAGCTTCCTGAAGCGTGGCCTCCTTCTCGCGCAGCCTGACCAGATCGTCGCGGATCAGTTTGGTTTCGAGGCGGGCGATTGCCGCAAGCATGGCCGGCAGCGGCATAAAGTCAGGCTTCACGTCTGGATATTCGCCGCGCTTCAGTTTTGCGACGGCAACCGCCAGGCCATAGCCAGGGACGCCGCCGAGCGCGATCGTGTATTCCCGAAGGAAGTCAGTAGCCGCTATGGTCTTCGGCACCATCATGCCGCCGGCCTTGAGCTTGTCGATGCATTCTGCGATGAAGTCAGGACGGGCAGGCGCCAGCTTGTCAGTGAGCGCGCCAATTTCCTGTTTCAAGGTCGAGAGTGTTGCCGGTAAATTCGTCATCTCGTTTCCGTCCTAGTGCCTTGTCCAATTCTCGCTGCACGTCGTCCTGATGCTGCATGAACTCGCTTTTTGGCTTTGGAGGAGCCACGGTCTGCTGAACCTCGTCCTCCCATCTTTCGCCATTCAGCCACGTCGCGGCGTGCGGCCGGAATTCGAGTGGGCGGCTTTCGAGATAGGGTATCTGTCGCTTCAGCCCCATGATGATGACGGCCGGCAGTTCAACCTTGACGGCCCGATCCCACGCCTTGCGGGCGTCCTTCTTGGAAACCTTGCGCGGATAGTCGCGCCAGAAATCATCGAATGAGTTCATTGAACGGCCCCTCTCAAAAGCATTTTCTCAACAGCCAGAAGCCCGCTCGCTTGGGCGGCGTCATCAAAGCTTTCATCATCACCGGTATGGGATTCGAGAGACGCCCGAAGATTTGCGCACATCAACGAGACCGCCTCTATCGCGGGCATATCGAACCATTCACCCGCCAGGCGCCTGTCGGAATTCACCTTGTGGAAAGCGTCTTCCAGATCGCGGGCAATGCGTTTCTCTGGGACAGCGAAGTAGCAAGCTATCCCAAGCTTTGCAAAATGGCCCGTTTGGAGAGCCTTCAATCGCTTTTCAGGATTATCCGAGATCCCCACTTTGCTTGGGGATGACAATTCGCCTTTGGGATTTTCAACCGAAATCACATATATGTAGCAAGTCATTTCACGATCTCCACATCAATGCCGAGCAGGCCCTTCATCATCTTGCGCTTGAGCTTTCCAACCGGGGTGTCGAAGCCTTTGACGTCGATGCAGCGGAAGCGGCCGGCGGTGTTATCCCAGAAGCAGAAGTCAGCCCTGAAAGTTGCCATCAGCGCGCCGTTGAGCCCGAGCAGTGCAAACGGCCTCTGCATCTCGACGCCAGTCACTTCGCCGGCCTTCTCGCGGATCTTGAGTTCCGAGTAATAGGCAGCCTCGCGCTTGCTATCGAACAGCACGCCGTCGACCATCGTCTTCGTGGCGTTGTATTTCGACCGCTTGGGCTTGGTGAGCAGGGCTTGGGCTTCCTGGCGTGAGATGGCGACCATCAGCGCGCCTCCCTGCCGACATAGGCGATAGGCTCACGCCGGCAGGACATACGGGCGATATAGCGGCGCTTGAGATCGAAACGGTGCTCGTCCTTCAGGCGTAGGTGGTCCCGGTACTCCTGCTGAGACGTGTCGCCCTTCTCGGCGCTGCGTAAAGCATGGATCTGGCGCTCGACGTGTGGAACGGGGATCTTGAGGATCTCGGATATCTGGATGTAATCCAGGCCATCATCCCGAAACAATTCCAGTGCGTTCTTGTTTGTCATGCTGCTGTCCTCTCTGCTTCGAGGATGGCGTGGCCGATCATTTGCGGGATTTGCGGGATGACCGCGTTGCCCAATTCGGCAAGTCTGTCGACACGTTGCTTGACGCCGTGCGCTACTCTCGGGACGTCTGGTTCTCTGTCCCAGATCCCCAGCGCTTCATCGCGTTCATGCGGCCAACGGTCGAAAGACATGCCGAGCTGCATGTGCTGCTCTTCTTGCTGTGACTGGGAAGAAACATCGTGCCGCACACCTTGCACGCTCTCATCTGCTTCACGTGCCGATGCCCGTCCCGCTGGTCCGCCTTCACATGGCATGGGATGCAAAGGATTTCGACTTGATCCGGCTTCGAGTAGTCCGGGTGATGCCTCTGCAGTTTCCCCGTCGCGCCACACTCTTGGCATGCTGTCATGATGGGGTTCAACCGCTGTGCCAGCTTGCGCATGGTATTCTTCTGCATCTAAAGCTCCGTCCAATTTTTGGGAAATCCCATGAGCCATTCGACCCACGTCGGGTTCAGCGGCCCATTGCCGGCGACTTCCGAGAGCGGCCGGCTGTTGCCCTGCGTCCCCATCGATGAGGATTTCCAGTCCCTTGTCGTCGGCGTAGGCCATTTCTTCGCAAACGCTGGCAAGCCGTTCCGCTTGTTCGTCTCGTCGAAGGCTCCACGCTTCATCGCATCGTTCGCCCTGGGGGTTGGTATCCGCTGCAAGAAGTTGCGCGGCGAGCGACCCGCTGAGCGGAGCGCTACGGCCTTTGTGTTGCTTGCCTCTGGGGTGGGCAACAATCCATACGCGGTCTCGTCTGTGAGGGGCACCAACGGCGCTCGCCGGTATGCAATGCCATTCCGCGTCATACCCGATCTCGGCCAAGTCTCCGAGAACGGTTCCCAGCCCTCGACTAAGCAGCGCTGCCACGTTCTCCAGCACGGCCCTGAGGGGTCGTACCACGCGAACGGCTCGAATGACTTCCCGGTAGAGTCCCGAACGGGCTCCGGCAAGTCCGGCACCACTACCGGCGAAACTAAGATCCTGGCATGGGAAGCCGGCCGTGATAACATCCGCTTCACCTTCCGTGAATTCCATGGTGGTTACGTCTTCGTCGATCGGCACCTGGCCGAAGTTCTTCTCAATGACGGCGCGGGCATGCGGCTTGATCTCGCAGAAGCGCACAGTCTCAAAGCCGCCGGTCCGGTGAAGACCGAGTGACATTCCGGCTATCCCTGCGAAAAGATCGAGCACCTTTAGTTTCGTCATTCCTCGCCGTCCTTTTCCTCTCCTAGAATCCAGTCGGCCCAGGTGATCCGCTTACCGGCGACCTTCCGCCAGTGTTTCGCCAGCCATGCGCGCGTCGAACGCGGCAATCTTTTCGTCCAGCGAAGCCAGACGGGTACGGAGTTCTCTTTGTTCACGTAGGTGCTCCTCGATAAGCGCGGCCTTAAGGGCTTCCATCTCTTCACTATCGATCCGGCGAGCTGTTCCCTCCCAGATCGACCTGACACGCCGAAGCGTGAATTGCTTACGGACGCGACGGCTGATGAACTTGTGGGCCTCGTAGAAAGCACTTTCGACTTTGCCGTACCGCCGTGACGGAAAAGCGTCCTTCAAGAGGCCCTGGGCCATACATACGTCACTCATGCCCTTCTTCCTGTTTGGTTTGGCCTTGTCGTTGTTCGACAAGCCAGTGTTTTCGTTTGCCAGCACCTTGACGATCTCCTGTGCAAAATTGCCCTTGTTCACGGAGCCCACACAGAGATGTCGAAGCACATTCACATTGCTAACGGAGAGACCCAGGGCCTTGCAGGGCCTTATGAGGCCTCTCCGTTGCGGCCCGCCGGGGTTACCCAGGAACCAACAATTCTAGTATTCAGCCAGCGCCCCGCCGCCCGTTGCGCCTTGGCTGATGCGATGGAGCCCGATGAGGGTTTCGAGTCCTTGGGCTCCATCGCCGTTCGATTGGTCGCCAGTTTCAGGCGCCCGAAGATGTTGCTGCCGTCTCCGGGAGGGAGTGGAGACGGCAGCGCCTGACAGGCTCACTCGGGAGGGGTGGGGAGCGCTGTCGGGGTTGGTGATGGGAAGTTCGGGGATTTCAGCCCAATGCGTCGGAACTATTTCGTCGTCGCTTTGGTCGCTCCACCAGCATGATTCCTCGTCTTCGTTGATCGCGTACCGGAAGCCGCCGATGTGGGTCTCTTCCAGGACGCCCTTCCTGACTATGCCGAGCAAAAGCCGGTGAGCGTCCTTGTCCGCCGTGTCGATCGGCTTAAACTCACTCATGAAAGCACCCATGCAGCTAAGCCGCCGACAACAGCGCCGGCCAGAGCGGCGATCAGGAGGAGATGAATGATTTGCGTCACAGCTGCTCTTGCGAGGTCTTCGCCATTCATCGTGCGATCTCCTGCGAAAGGCAGACGGCGAGGCCATCAGCGAGGAATTCCTCGATCTCACCTTCGCTGTCGAAGTCAGGGTGATTGCGATCGAGCCGGCGCTTCATCCACTTGGCGAAAACGACAACGGTGATCGGGCTTAGAATGATGGCCGCCAAAATGTACGTCATGCTGCCTTCTCCTTCGTTGCGATGGGTTTGGTCGATGATCTGCAGCTCTCGCAGTGCCGCTCGATGAATTCAGCGATTGACAATGTCCGGTCACAGGTTCCGCAGATGTGGAAGGTCTGGCGTAGGGCCTGGCGCTGGGTTTGGCGGGCCGCGGTGATTGTGGAGGTCATGCTCTCGCCCCCTTGGTCGTGGGATTGGTGGAGGGGGTCATGCTGCACCCGATTTTCTCTGGAGGATGTCCTTTTGCTTTTGAAAGCCATCCTGGACCTTCTCCGTCCAATACGAGTCAGCTTTTGCAGCTTGGGCGACAGCCTGCAGGCGACCGGCAAGGATCATCGCACCCTTGTATGTCCCGTCGAACTGGTTGACAGCTTCCACGACAGCAACGGAAAGCCCTGCCCTGCCAAGGGCGGAGCCGGCGTTGCGGAGTTCTCGTGCCCACTTCATGTCGAGGGTGGTCATGCTGCACCATCCTTGAAGCGATATAGCTTCTCGCCAACGGACCAGAGGAGGTCTTCGTCTATGGCAACGTCGATATGATCGCCCGCCTCGTTCACAATCCCGACCTGCTCAAGATCGGCCACCGAAACGAGCGGAGCGTTCATGCCGTCCGTGGCTTCAATGAGCCAAACCCAAGTGCCTTCAAGATAAGCGGCCTGATCCTTGCGGAAGGTCGTACAGTTACCAGCCTTGTTAAAGCCAAGCTTGAAGCGCGTTGCGAGAAGTGGCTTGACGGTCTTCATGCTTCCCTCCCCTGCTGCCGGTGGTGTTTTAATTGGATGGGTGGTCATGCTGCGACCTCATCGAGCGGGGCCGGTTCAACATTTTCGATGGAGATTTGAGAGACGATGAAATCAGGGGCGGCATTTAGGAACATCAGCTTTGCCTCTCGGCTGGCGCTATTCCACGCGCGGCAGAGGCGGTCGATCTTCTTCGCCCTCACCTCTGGCTTCGTCGAGCTGATCTTCCGATCAACTCCGCTCGGGTGTTCCGACGACATGTGTTCCGGCCAACCCTTTTCCTCGATCTGCCGGACACGCTCTCTCGAAATGCCGAAGAAGCCGCCAATCTCAGCCAGGGTCATTCCAAGCTCGCGCATCTCTCTCATTTTCGTGCTGCGGTCTGTGTTCGCCAGCTTGATCCGCTCCAAAGACGCGACACGAACCGCATCGAGCTTCTCTGAAGCCACCTCTATCGTTCTTTGGCCCAGCTCCTTCTGGCTCTTGATGGCCTGCAAAAACGCCTCGATCCCTTTTTCTCTCATGATATGAGCGAGGGACGGATGCTTCTTAACCATGCGAACGAGCCCAGACTTCCGGCGCAAACCGAGGAGATGAACGCGCATCCTGACCGCCGTTTTCGGCCGGCCAAGTACCTCACTGATCTGCTCGACAGGATAGTATTTACCCCACATGGTTTTGAGCGTCCCGGTGTCTTCCTCGCTCCAGAAATATTCGTTGGAACGAGACGATTGAGACTTGTTTGCCGCTTGCTCATATCCTGTCGCCCAGCGGCAGTTTTCTGGGCTGTAGTCGCCGTCATTGTCGATGCGGTCGATGGAGTGCTTGCCGGATGGACGCGGGCCCATGTCGTCGTAGAAGTTTTTGAAATCTTCCTTCCAGCGGTCGCAGACCTTGATCCCGCGCCCACCGTATCGGCTGTAATTGCGATTGTTTGGGTTGTTGCATCTCCCCAACATGCCGGAGAAAATCTTGTATTCCGGCAGCATCGATCGCGGCTTCCCGTTGATCATGCCATGCTTGATGACGCGCCGGCGGACATAGGCAATTTCTGTTACGCTGCTCATGATGCAGCCACCTTCGAATTTGAGGCATGTCGCTCCGCCAGCCACTCGAACGTGACGCCTCGGATATCCCGAGCCTTGGCTGCCGAGACCACCTTGCTCCAGTGTCCGGGAGCAATGCTCTCGCGCAGACGCATCTGCCTGGCAGCTTCGTATCCGCAACCCACGTCGGCTGCGAATTCGGCGATCGTGGCCCACTTGTCGATGAGGGCAGAAATGGAGGTCGGTTCGTTGCTCATTCCTCAACGTACAAAACGTACGAAGAAAAAGCAAGCTAAAATCGTACACACTGCACGATGTTTTTAAGCCATAAGGTACGAATGAAGAAGCCGAGGGATCGTTTGCAGGAAGCGAGAGCTGGAGCCGGGTTTGACAGCCCCACTGCAGCCGCTTCCGCGTTCCCGAGGGATATCAATAAAAATACACTCATAAGTCACGAAAATGGCAACCGTGACATTTCGAGAAAGGCTGCTGAGAAGTACGCCAAGCTGTTCAACGTTGACGCAGGGTGGCTTTTGTACGGAAGCGCACATTCCCTTAACGTTAACGAGACATCCCCCCGCATATTACAAGATCTTGAACTACCAAACGCGATCATCCGCGATAAGGTAGAAGGTCACGGACGCACGATCCCGGTATATGGCCAGGCGGTCGGTGGTGTCGACGGGGAATTTCTCATGAACGGCAGCGTCCTTTACGAGGTCAAGGCACCCCCGGCTATTGCTAGCATTCCAGACGCATATGCTGTTCAGGTAGCCGGCGATTCGATGTCGCCGCGCTATGACGATGGCGAAATCTGTTATGTTGACCCTCGGCGCCGCGTAAAAAAGGGCGATTATGTCATTGTCCAGATTCGCAACGAGGAGCACGGCCCCCTGCTCGCCTACGTTAAGAAGTTCATCCGGCAAAACAGCATCGAGCTGGTTCTTGAACAGTTCAACCCGGCCAAAGAGCTGCGCTTTGCAAGCGGGACCGTTGTCTCAGTTCATTACATCACTTTGGCAGGTAACGGATGAGCCCGCGCACGGAAACACTGACGGCTGGAGCTGATTAGAGGTATCCTCTCTACCTATAATCAGTCTCTTAATCTCTTCTTCGATGTGGTTTGCTTGATTGAGAGATCGTTGTGATGCCCGCAACCAAGAACCCCGCCATCCGAAGATAGCAAGGCTCTCTGTTGCGAGAGGGGTTGTCTTGCCCGACCGAGCCGACCGCCGCTTATCCCGCACATGCCTGCTTTAAGCCGCAGCATGATTTGGTGTCTTCTTCAGGGGCTTCCCCGTCGATCTGGGCACACCACCAACTTTCGTTGCCAGAAACCCATTTGGCCTGATCGATCCCGTTCCTTGCCAATCATCAGCGCGCAGCCGAACCGGTCCGCGTCATTCCGCGCGCTCTGGTTTTGAAAGGTTGCAATTTGAGATCGATATGATATCACTGATATCACTGGTTCGGTCCGCAAGCCATTCTCACCAGTCACAGCCCCGGCGCTCACTCAAGCGTGCGGGGCTTTCCATTTTCTACGCCCTGATTCTTATGACGTCAAACGTTTTGTACGACGAATAATCGCGCTATTCGCAGAAATCGTACATTACGTACTTGACCTCTCATCGTACAAAGCGTACGTTAATCTCACACAAGCAAACGAGCACTCCGCCTCCCCGGCCGATGCTCAAGGGAAATGAGGACGATGAAGATGGCACGGATCAAATACTTCAACGGCGAAAACGAACTGCAGAACGTCCGCGAGATCAGCGGCAAGCTCTTCGGTTATGTCAGCGTCGAGGATTTGTATTTCGTTGCTGGTGAGGGCTGGAAAGGCTTCACCGCCGTCGAGCGCAAGGTTGAATACAAGTCGAACCCTTCCCGTCACGAATGCGATAGCCGCTGCATGAACGCCACGGGCCGCATCATGAAGTGCGAATGTGCTTGCGGCGGCAAGAACCACGGTCGCGGCTCCTCGATGATTTGCGAGGCAGCCTGATGAAGAAGCAGGAAGCGTACTGGAGCTTCAAGGCTCCAGACACCCCAGAGTTCTCGGATCTTCCGGCGGGAACATTCGCCGGGACCGAGGCTGGTTGGAACTCTCTGTCCCCCGGTTATCGACGCACGATCTGGCGGGAGGCAACAAAAACCATCGCCAAGGAACATCCCGCGATCTCCGAAGACGAGATGAGGCTTCAGAGGGCCGACGACATTCACAGCCGTAGCGAAGTCCAGATCGCGGCAAGAGAAGCGCTCTGATCCCCTTCGGCATCCCGCTAACCATGCGGGATATCGAAAGCAGATCACCCACAGCAGTTCCCTACGGGGAGAGGAGACGGAAGATGACCGAAGAGCAGGAACAAGATCTCGAAACGATGGATCGCGGCTTCGGCCTCTGTGTCGGTCAGCTCCGTGAAGACGAGATGCAGGCTTTCAACCGACTTTGCAGAGCGGGCTTGGCTCGCCGGTCGTATCGCGGGGCCATGGGACTTCTGGGCCTCGCAATTGCTGAGCGAGACCAGCCGTCCAAATTCGAGGTGTGCGGTGACTGTTCAGCACCGCTCATTGGCGAGGAAATGCTGAAAGGGTTCTGCTCTTTCTGCGCCTCCAAAGCCTAACCACCAACCAACCCGCAGACCTCCCACCGGGAGAGCTGGGAACAGAGGATGAGAACGATGACGACCAGCAAGCAGATCGACGACGGCGGATTAGCCTTCCCGGGCAAAAGAAGTCAGCAGGTTGGATCGCTCTCGGGCTTTGGTCTGTCTGGCGTGGATAGGCCGACGTTTGCTGACGTTGAGTATCCCGGCATGAGCCTTCGGGACTACTTCGCCTCCAAGGCTCTCCCGGTGCTTCTGGCTGAACTCTACACGCACTCACGTCGGACGGGGACGCCATACGAGAACATTTTCGCAAGTGCAAGCTTCTCTTCTTACGAGGTCGCCGACGAAATGATTTCCGCTCGGAAGGAAGGGCTGGCGCCATGAACGAGAATGAATTTTATGTCGCCATCCAAGGGATCATGACGCAGGCGAACGAAGCCGGATGGGACATCGATCGCTGCTTCGAAAAGGCAACGGACGCCGCCGACGAATGGCTGGAGGAGATGGAAAAGTCTCTCCCGTCGAAGCCGATCATGGACGCCTGATCTCATTCGGCATCCCGCTAACCATGCGGGAGCAGAGACACAGCAACCGAGGAAGGAAGCATCAATGACAAAGCCTGGCGAGCCGTTGCGGTTCATCCTTGAAGTTGCCCTGCCCCACAAGGGCGTCGAATGCCTAACATGGCCTTTCAACAAGAACAGCAAAGGCTACGGACGGATATTGATCGGAGGCAAGAAGGCTATCGCTTCTCGCTACGTCTGCGAACTGGTTCACGGCGCTCCCCCAACACCAGAGCATGATGCTGCGCACCGCTGCGGCAAGGGGCATAAAGGCTGCATCGCGCCTGGGCATCTCTCCTGGAAAACCCCGGCAGAGAACAAGGCCGACGAACTGATCCACGGCACACGCAACAGAGGCGACCGCAACGGGCGTGCCAAGATTACCGAAGCTGAAGCACGCGTAATCCTCGCCCTGAAAGGCATCAAAACGCAAAAAGAACTGGCCGAGAGGTTTAGCGTCTCGAAACAGACTGTCGACAGAATTCACAGCGGCAGAAGATGGTCTTGGCTATGCGAGGAGGTCGCAGCATGAGCACAGCATTTGAAACCATTGACATCGCGGTTCAAAAAGCCCGGTCTCAGTTCTCCGTCCTCCACTCAACTCAGGAGGATAACGAAGCCGTAGTCCGAGAATTCGCCGTCGAAGCGATGAAAGCGATCGCCGGCCTCGTGTTCGAAGCCGGTGGAGATCCCGAGTATGCCGAAACATGGATTGATGGCATCGCGAACGACATCGACCTTTCGTTCCAGAGCGCTCGTGAGCCTGTCGTAACGCCAGTGTTCCGGCCTCGTCGTGGGCTTGGCCTAACGCTCGTTGATGGAGCGCGCTTGTGACCGACACCACCACCAAAGGCAACCTCTACGCCCAAGCAGCTGAGATCGCCAACCGCATCGAGAGGGCCTCGATCGTCGCTCATTGGGCAAGCCCTGCGGATGCGGGATATCACGCTGAGCGGGCACGGACTGCCTTCTGCGAGATGGCTGCTCTGCTCGGGTACACCGTCTCTAAGGCCGAAGAGGTGACGAGATGAGCGAGATCAAGCACACACCGACACCTTGGAAAGTCGTTAGCGATCCTCACTTCGATAGCGGCTTGGTCTACACATCAATCCAACCGGTAACAGTCGACGAAGTGGCTATGAAGCCTCTGGCGATGATGAATGGTGAGTTCCACATCTGCCGCATGAGCCATACGGCAGCAGAATGGCGCTTCAATTACCACCGTGCAAACGCCGACTTCATCGTCGAGGCCGTCAACTCCCACGAGGGCCTAACCGCAGAACGTGACCGGCTGCGGGAAGCGTTCGATAGACGCGGCGAAATTATAATCGACATGTCTGAGGCGGCTATTCGTCTGCGGAAGGCTCTGAAAGATGTCGAGTGGTGGGCTCAGCAGAAATGCCCGTGCCACGAAGAGACGCCGAACCCCTGCCCGCTCTGCGGCGCGTCGGTCGAAAACCTTGAAGCCTGCAAGGCTGTCGAGAGCGTCTTTCCACGCGAGCTTCTAAAGCAAGTCCGCGCCGCCCTCTCTCCAGTTGAGGAGAGCAAGCCATGACCTGCGGATTTCGCCAAGCTCGTGAATGCCTCTGCCCCGCTGAAACATGCTCGGCAGCGAAGCCGGCCACCCCGACGCCTACCCACCAAGCCTCGGTGAAGACGATCATGCTCACGGCTCTCACACTTGGCGTCGTGTTCATATGGTTCGGGTTTGTCGCCCTTTCAGAAGCAGATCGGAAGTTCGGCGAACAGGATCTTCGAAATCAGGAGGTAACCCTTCATGACGCCAGATGAATACCGCGCCTATGCCCTTACGGCTTTCGAGATGGCCGAGGAATACCGGCTTGAGGCCAAGACATCGAACCCCGAACGCGCCGCCCTGCTTCTGAGATGGGCCGACCAGCGGGAAGCGGATGGGTGGTTCTATCTGGACCGGGCTGAGATCGACGAGGAATTCCACCACAGACACGCGACAAAGCAGGAGGCCGCATAATGCAAGCTATCGCACAAAACCCGCGCGCTGTCATCGGCGCTAACAACCCGCCGGAAGAGATGACCGCTTTCGAAGCCGTCAAGATCAACATTGATGACCTTTATGACGAAGCGCTGCTTTGGCTCGACGGAGAGCCAGTCACCACCCAGATCCAGGCCGATGCGCTCAACACGCTGATGTCTCGCATCAAGGATGCGGCAAAGGCTGCTGAAGACAAGCGCGTCGAAGAAAAGAAGCCGCTGGACGATCAGATTGATGAAATTCAGGGTCGTTACAACCCCCTGATATCCGGCTTCTTCACCAAGAACAAGACCTCCGGCAAAGCCACGATGGCACTCGATGCCGCCAAGAAGGCGCTGAAGCCATTCCTCGACGAACTGGACCGGCGCCAGCAAGAGGCCGCGCGCCTCGCCCGTGATGAGGCTGCTCGCAAGCAGGAAGAAGCCTTGGCCGCGATGCGCGCCAGAGATGCTTCCAACCTCCAGCAACGCGACGAAGCCGAGCGTCTCGTTCGTGAAGCCAAGCAAGCCGAGGAAGCCGCAAGGCAGGCCGAGAAGGCGAAGGCTCATGCCCGTGGCGAGGGGCGCGCTATCGGCCTCAGGACAGTTCACCGCGCCGTTCTGCTCAACCGCAAAGAAGCGGCGGCGTGGATGTGGGTCGATCACAATGACGACCTGATGACCTTCATTCAGGACTACGCCGACAAGGCGGTACGTGCCGGAGCCCGCAAAATCAGCGGCTTCGAAGTCATCGAGGAGAAAGTTCTATGAGCGAGAATACCGCACTTTGGGACAAGCTGGGCCGAACCGATCCCGCCCATACGAAGAAGTTCAAGCGTGCCGGCGGATTCGAAGGCACGGCAATCAAGCCGATGTGGTCCTATCGCCGCCTCACGGAAGAATTCGGCCCTTGTGGTATCGGCTGGGGGGTTGAGAAGCCAGAATACACGGTCGTTCCCGGCAACAACGGCGAGGTACTCGTCTATTGCACCGTTTCCGGCTGGTATCTGTCGGATGGCGAGAAGAAGCATGTTTGGGGCGTCGGCGGCGACAAGGTTGTCACCTACATCAAAGCCAACGAGCAATACAAGCGGCCTGAGCGCTGGGAGAACGACGACGAGGCGTTCAAGAAGGCTTTCACGGATGGCCTGACGAACGCATTCAAGTTCATCGGCGTCGGCGCTGATGTGCATATGGGCATGTTCGACGACAACAAATACGTCAACACCCTGCAGCGCGAGTTTGCCGAGGAAAGGCAGGATCACGCCAAGGAGCCTCCCGCCAAGGAAGAGGTGGCAGAAAGGCCGAAATCCACGCCGTCACCTACCAGTAAGGCGGATGCTCGTCCGATCTATACAGCGCTTGAAAAGTCCATGCGCGAGAACAAAAACACCAGCGATCTGAAGGCATGGTGGCGCGATGCGGACTGCAAAGCCGAGCGCGCGAAGCTCCCCATCGACTGGATGCAGAACCTTCAGGACGCCTTTGCCGATTACGGCTTCGAACTCAGCGCTCGCGAGCAGAAGGCTAAAGCCGAGGGCTTCCCTGGCTCTGAAGGCATTAGCGACCGCGAGGCCCAGCAACACCCCCTCAACGCATAAATCCCCAACGCCCAACGGGCAGGAGCAGTGCAATGAAATATGCAGTCATCGATACCGAAACTTCAGGCTTGTTCGACTTCTCGAAGCCGGCAGACGCCGAAGGCCAGCCGCGCCTTGCGCATCTTTCCATGATCCTGCTCGAAGAAGATGAGAGCGAGCACTTCGTTGACTTCCTCGTCAAGCCGGACGGCTGGGAGATAGGCGAGGAAGCCGCCGCGATCAACGGCCTGACGATGGAACACCTGAACGAACATGGCGTGCCGGTCGCCGACGTTCTCGCCCGGTATGTCGAAGCGATCGACGCCGGCTATATCATGATCGCTTTCAATGCCCAGTTCGATCTGAAGATGATGCGCGGCGAATTGCGGCGTGCTGGCATAGACGACCGTTTCGAGGTGACGCCGAACATCTGCATCATGCGCGCCTCCACCGATGTTGTCTGCGTCCCGAAGAAGGCCGGCAAGGGATACAAGTTCCCGAAGCTCTCTGAAGCATGCACGTTCTTCGAGATCACCAACGAAGGCGAGCATACAGCGGACGGCGATGCCCGCGCAGCACTTCAGATCTTCCGCAAGCTGCGAGAACTCGGCAAGCTTCCCGAGCCGAATGTCTTCTTCGCCAAGACGGCGCCCGAAGGCAAGACGGAAGCGGCGGTGGCCTGACCAATGGCAAAGAGAGCTGAAAAACCGGTATACGCCTTCATCCGTCATGGGAATTCTCTCGTCCCCGAGATGCAGTATGATCTGCAGGCGCTCGACGGCGTAGCCCAAGGCCAGCGCGTCCGTGTCGACGTGAAGCAGTGGCGGAATGCCAGCAGGCTCAGAGCCTATTGGGCCACCCTGCAGGACTGCATTGACGCCACAGGCTGTGCTGCGAGCAAGGAAGCGCTCGACGCCTATGTCCGACCCGCCGTCAACTTTGTCGATACCATACGGCTTTCGAACGGCTTTCTCGTTGGCGTGCCGCGCGCGATCAATACCCGAGAGTGCGATGAGCCGGAGATGATCGCGTTCTTCCTTGCGGTCGAGGAGCTGCTCGCGAAGGATTTCGGATTCGTCAGCGAGAAGAAGGAGCAGGCAGCATGATCATCACCCAAGCTTTGGTAGATTCGATATGCTCCTGGTGGCGCCGCCGCACCCTCCCCAGCCGTTTAGCCCGAGCCCTCCCCGATATCGCGGCACGTAAACGCCGTATCGACGAGAAGCGCCGCCGGCATAAGCGGGCCTCGTCTTTGCTGGCTGAACAGCGAGAGGCGATGACGGCTGCTTTGAGGGCTACGTCATGAAGCGCCAGGAGTTCGACAAGAAGACGCGCGGCCTCGCTTTCAAACGCTGCGACGGCAAATGCCAGAAATGCAGCGCTCGCCTCAAGGTCGGAGAGGCCGAATACGACCACATCATTCCATATTATTTCACGCAGGATTCGTCGCTGGAGAACTGCCAGGTTTTGTGCGTGCCTTGCCACCGCGGCGAAGGCGCCAAGACGGCAGACGACCAGAGCGACATATCGAAGTCGAAGCGAATCTGGCTCAAGCACCACGGCGCATGGCCCGAATCCAAAGCAAAGCTGAAATCTCGCGGGTTCGCCAAAACGAGGAATATCTGATGACCATAACCGACCCTGCCGAGTACCGGAGAATCCACGATATAGCGGCGGCGGCTTATGAGGCGGCTGTTCCTGTCGACTATCGCTATTCAGCGCTCGCCCTTCGGAAAGCCGTTGACGCTGCCCTCTCCACCACCGAACCAGGGAAGCCAGAAAGCGGCGTCTTGGCGGAGGCGGTGAAGGTAACGGACGAGATCGAGCAATTGCGCGACCGTGCGGAAACGGCAGTAGTTGCCGCCAATGCTCTGCAAGCGCGTTTGGATGCAGCCGAGGAGCGCCTGGCTGGGGCGGGCTGGCAGCCAATAGCGACCGCGCCGAAAGACGGCGCTCAGATCATCGGGCGAACGACGCATGAGCAGGTCTTTGCCTGCAACTGGTTCTGGGATGACGAGGAAGAGACGGAAGGCGACTGGCTCGAATACGGGACCGATGTCGTCCGTCCCAAAGAATGGCTTGCAATGCCACGCTCTTCGTCTCCTGCCGCCGGGGCCTCCACGCTCCTGAAGCGAATGTCAGACGCGATGGATCACATGTCGCCAGATGACACCATCGGCTACACGAATGGATCGTTTTGGATTGACGTGGCCACAGTCGAGGAAATCCGGAATGCAGCTTACCCCGAGGCGAGAAGGGCCAAGCCATGACCGACCCCACCGACGAATCCGATATCCGGAATGCCGCGCTGGAAGAGGCCGCGGCATCATTCCAGGAACGTGTATCCGCAGCTCACCATGCGCTTTTCCACGACGATCCCACCGATGTCACAGAGCGGATGGCCCGCTTCTTCGAAGAGGCAAACGAGACATGTCAGGCATTCGGCATGACACGCGAGGAAGCTCACCAGCTTGTCGATTACACCTATTCCCGGCCGTCTGGAGAGCCCGAGAAGGAAATCGGCGCCGCGATGGTCACTCTCACCTCTATGTGCGTTGTCGCCGGCTACGATCTCATGAAGTGCGCCGAGGCCGATCTTGCGAAGCTGGTTCGCCCCGAGACGATCGAGCGGATTCGGGCCAAACGCGCCACCCGACACGGTCGCGGACCTCTCCCGGGCTTTGACCCTGCCGCCCCCAAGCCCTTCACCTTCGCCGATCCTGCTCGTCAGGTAGAGCACGAAAGGCACAGGGCGGAGAGCAGGAAAGGGAGGGAACAGCCATGACCAGAGCCGCGTTCCGCCAGGCTGACATGGAACGGATCTTCCGGGCTGCCAAGTCTCAAGGCATGGCGGTAACGATCGACATTAAAACTTTGGTTGTCACCGCTATCCCCGATATCCACAACCCACAGGGCGTTGACCAGGCCGCCGGCAAAGGCGGCAAGGTTCCATCGGGCAATCTCGCCCCCGATGGAAAGGAAGATTGGGATGAGAACTGACAGACCCGGTTACCAGTACCGGGACAACAAGGATGGGTCACGAGCCCACTACTGGAATCCGAAAAGGGCGGTCAAGGGTTCACCGGCCGCCCTTTCTGCTATCCGCCTCGATGACAGGCTTTCCGACGATGAAATTACAGCGGAGTGCCAGCGGCGCACGAACGATCTGAAAGCCGAGTTGGTTGACCTCGGCACTCCGCCGCAGTTCGACGGCACGCTTCACTCGCTGATCGAATGCTATCGGAAGGACGAGACCAGCACCTTCCACTCGGTCAAGCACTCAACCCGCATCCGCGATTATGAGCCAAGCCTTCGCGTCCTGGATAAGAACGTTGGGAAACGGCGCGTGGACGCGTTGCGAGCTTCAGACTTCCGGGGATGGTTTACCAATTGGCGCAAGAAAGGCCACAGGAGGGCGTCAGGCGCGATCAAGCTCCTGCGGGTGATCATCTCCTACGGAGCCGGAGAACGCTTCCCTGGCTGCCAGCAGGCCCGTTTGATCCTGTCGGATATGAGATTCGAGCAGCCGGCACACCGCGAGATCGCGATGACGTATGACCAGTGCCTGGCGATTGTGAAGAAAAGCGCGGAACTGAAATGCCCGTCGATCGGATTCGTTGAGGCGTTGAAGTTCGAAACGGCTCTTCGCCGGATCGATGTTATCGGTGAGTGGGCGCCGCCGCCCGGTGGTGGGGAGTTCCGCTGGAGTGGCCTGATGGCCAAGGACATATCGAAGGATATGATCCTGTCGCTCAAGACGAGCAAGACCGGCGCCGCGGTAGCGCGCGATCTGAATAGCTATCCGCTCGTTGCGGAAGCGCTGAAGGCCTATAAAATACCTGATATCGGCCCTGTCGTGATCGATGAAGACCACGGAAAGCCCTATTGGGAGAATCGCTACACCGAAAAATTCAAGAAGGTACGCGATGCGGCCGGTGTTCCATCTAACGTCTGGTCGATGGATTCGCGGGCTGGTGCTGTCTCGGAAACCGTGGAGGCGACAGGATCGCTCGAGGCGGCCCGGGATCTGGCAACCCATACGACGACGAAGACGACTCGGCGCTATAGCCGTGGCGATGGATTGGAAGCGAGCAGGAAGGTAGCAGAGGCCAGGGTGAAAAACCGAGGCTGACACGCCATGACACGAGTGACACGCGGTATTGCTAAGTGGTTGAAAGTCTTGGAGCGGGTAGCGGGAATCGAACCCGCGTATTCAGCTTGGAAGGCTTCCAGAACCGTGAGACTTTTCAATGCAGCGTGTCACTTTGTTTCTGCCGCGTTCATTTGCGAACACTAGAGCGAGACACGCTTTGTTCCGCCCCTATCGACGGCCTGTGGTACTGATAATGGAGAGAGAAATGGACTGGCAGCCAATCGAGAAATGCCCGAAGAACCGTAGCGTAATTCTGCAGTGCATGTGGAAACATCAACCATCAGCACCATACGTTTTTGAGGGATATCTAGATTGGGACGGCGTCACCTGGCGATATCAGGACGGCAAGCCTCTCAAAGATGAGATTACGGCGCCTGTTTGTTGGCAGGAGATGCCCGCCCCCGCCCCTCAGGGAGGATAATGGAAGGTAATGGATATGGAGAATGGAATGACCATGGTCGAGCGCGTGGCGAAGGCGATTGAAGGCGTTGACCTCTTCTCCCGCTATAACGACTGGACGAGCGATCGAGTAGAAGGATTGCCCATCGAAATATGCCAGAGGTCCGCGAGCGGCGTAGTAGAGGACAATGTGATCGTGGCTCGATTTGCAGGCAGAGAACAAGATTGCTCAAAGCGTCTGGATGAAGTGCGGCGGGTATGGCGCGCGCGGGCGGCAATCGAGGCCATGCGCGGCCCTACACCGTCAATGGTAGAAGCTGGGCATATTCGAGATCCACTCGGATGTGATGTAGAACATGCCGAGAGCGTTTATCCTGTCGTGTGGGATGCAATGGTAGACGCCGCACTCAAAGGAGCAGAAGGAGAGAAGGGATGAGCTTTATCTATGACTTCTGCTGGTATTTTGCTTTCGTCGGAATACCCGGCGCGATACTGTCGGCGATATTGGCCGGCTTCGCTCCTGCCGTTCGGGCGGTGAGGGAAATCATAGGCATTGTATTCTAGGAGAGAACTCGTGATGACAACCAATAATCAATATGCTGGGCAGTTGCAGCAATGGACGCCAGAGATACAGAAGCGGCAAGAGGATGCCAAGCGCCGGCTTGGGCTGCTCCCAGAACCAGTGGTCGTTGACGCGGCTCAGTCAGGCGTTTTTGTCGAACTGATTGGCGGAAAGCCTGTCGTGTCGATCAGATGCAGCGACAGTTCAAAGCTTGATGAGCTGACCGCTCTGGCGCGGAAGATTCTGGCGGCAGTGTCTTAATTTATCTTGAGCCAATGCCTGAGTGCAGATACCGCCCCATCGCTCATCCAAGTGACCACGGCGCCGATCGTCAACCCGGCGAAGGCGATGAGCCCTGATATGCCGTAGCCGAGGGTTTTCATTTTCTTCCACTCCTCGAGAGTGGGGGCTACCGCCTCATGGTTCTTCTCGACGGTCTCCTTGATGCTTTTGATCTCCTCGCGCAGAGTGGCGTCTACGCCGCTGCTGATCTCGACCACCTTATCCAGTAGGTGGATCTGCTGCCTTTGCTCATCGAGACGTCGATGGATCACCGCGCGGCTTTCGTGAGCGCTCTGCTTCTCCTCCTGAAAGTCTTCCCGGATTCGCTTTACGCCTTCCTCGACGCGCCCGAGCATCAGGAGGATATCGTCGTTGCTTGTCATTCAGTCCGTGCCGCCCATGCCATGCGATTAGGAATTTGAGAACCTCGGACTGGTAACGTATGCCAGCCGTTGGCGATCCGTGAGGTCGTCATCGGTCAGGACGCTCGGTCTGCTTCGAACAGATCGGGCGCCCGCTTTGTTTAGAGGATACCGGCTTTGACCGAATTAAGCTGAATGCCTGTAGTGGCTGTCTGTACAACAGCAAGCCTGACACCGGGAGCGCCAGGGCCAGCAGCGGGTGGGATGCCGCTGTCTGTAACACTGATGACGGTCGCGCCGTCCACAACGCCACGAATGGTTGTTCCTTGCATCTCAAGCCGAACAGTCTTTGAGCCGCTGGTGAAGTCGAAGGCGACGGTTGAGCCAAGCTGCGTATTCACCGTGGCCACCGTTTTGAATAGCCGCCAGCCGAGAGAGGCCCTGCTGTAGCCGAACCAATAGTATGTCGCGGCTGCTCCATCTGCGCGACCGGTGACGGCAAGGTTATCGCTCGCAACCGTGGTGAGATAGTCGAAGACGCCCTCCACATAATAATCAGCGCTCGGCGCCGCAAAGCGGTTTCGGTATACATCCGTGCTAGCGGTAGCCCATGCGCGGTTGCCGTTGATAGTGGCCTGGGTTGCCGGAGCGGATCCTGTCTGAAGCGACCAGAGCGCCAGCTTGTCGCCAGAGTGCTGAGTAATCAGCGTCCCGTCACTGTCCGTGAACGTGTCGACCATGAATTCCGAATAGGTCGGAAGCGTCACGGCCACCCGAGTTGCAGCCAGAACCGCCGCGGCGATGACCGCATGGCCGGCATCGATAGGGTGGATGTCGTCCGTGTAGATCAGGCTGGCGCCACCATTGTCACGCATGGCGGCGTAGACGTTGGCATAATAGAGCCCGTATTGGGTCGCGATTGATGCCGCTGCGGTAACGTATGCTTCGAAGCCGACCCTCGTTTGGCCTGTAAAGCCAGCCGATCCCGTATTCAGGCCTGTGTCGGAAATCCAATACGGGGAGACGATGCAAATTCGATCCTGCGGGTAGCCTGCGCCCAGCAGGCCGAGAACGACTTCCCGAAGGTCGATGGTGTAGTTCGCGACGTTCAGAGTAGCCGGTGCCGCTGTGTACCTGGCATCATTGAAACCATAGGCGACGAAGACCATTTCCCGCGTATTGGAACCCGTCAGTGCCGAAATATACCGGTCGCGCCCGTTATTCGCCCGTGGTGAACCGCCGCTATCATTGGAGTTTTGAAGTACCGTTCCGGCAATGCCGGCGTTAAGCGGAGTTCCAGCGCTCATGGCTGTTGAGACGATGTTCAGCCATTGGTGAGCCGCATCGCTCGCTTGCTGCCCGACCGTGATGCTATCACCAAATCCGACGACACTGGCGACTGTGGCCGGCAATGGGATCGGGAGAGCCGCACCACCGCCGATGCTCAACTGGTTCGTGATGCCGAGCGAGAGGGAGAGAGACATGCTCATGGGCGCTACTTTCGGCAGGCCGGCAGTTTGTCGCACGTCTGGTTATGCGCGACGACTTGCTTGGCGAAGGGGATATCGTTGGCGATGATGAATTGCCGGGTTCCGGCCGATGGGCTAAGGCGCTCAAAACCTGCACCGTCATTCGCAGAGATTGTTGCCTGGCACCCAGACACCGCCAAGCCGGCGGCAAATATCAGCAGGAGTGAGCTTGCCGATCTCAGCATTGGTTTTGCCTCGTTCCTTGATGAGTTCCATGGACTTCTGAAGCGCTGCGGTGCGTTCCGCATCCCTACCCTCGCTACGGGCCGCAGGAAGCCACCAGACGGCGTTGATGACGATAAGGATGGATGCAGCAGCCAATGCGCCGGCAAGCGCTGCTGCTGGCAGCTTTAGGGCATCGGGGATGATAGAGAACATCAGCTTGCCACCGGGATATCCAGGGCGTCTTTCAGCTCATCCTTGCGGCGCTTGGCATACCAGCGATAGACAAGGCCGCCGATCGTCAGCACGGTGCTCACGACGATCAGGCCGGCCACCACCTTGCCGATAAGCTCGCTGCTGTAGCTGAGGGGTGAAAGCTGGTCCTGCACCTGCTGAAGTGTCGCAGCGAGGCCACCGGAGCCAACGCCGCCGCCGGTCGTGGCATCGGCCACAGCGAGCATGGGAGGCTTCTTGGCGTCAGAGATAGAGGCTTTGGCCGAAGCGCCAGATACGAGCCCGAGCGGTTGAACCTCGACGCTGCCAGCGGCCCATGCTTTGCCCGTAGCGCGCACGGCGGCAACGCGGGATGCCCAGCCCTTGCCGAAGGTCTTCCACGTCTTGAGCGCCTTGAGGAAGGCAAGCCGTCGATCGCAGATGGCATCAACCAGGCGATCCATGTTCCCGTAGTTCTGGACCGCAGCAAGGGTGGCATTCCCCACCACGCCGTCAGGAACCACGTTGAGCGCGCGCTGGAGCCATTTGACGGACTGAGCAACACCGGAATTCACAGCGCCGTCGAAGACGACATAGGAGATACCGGCAGGCAACTGGTCGCATTTGGCGAGATCCCAATAGTTTGCCTTGTAGATCGCCGATACTTCGGTGGAGGAGATGCCCCGCACTGAAACAAGCGGCAGGCCATGGTGCTCCCTGTAAGCGTCATAGACGCGCTTGGTAATGCCGCGGTTCGTTTCGCCGCCAGGATCGCGCGGATTGTTCACGTATCCGCCTTCGCTCACCAACACCTTGGCGAGCGCTCGCTCGAATTCTGTCATGGATAGGCTCCAGATTGTGGATATGGCAAAGAAAAAGGCGCCCCGAAGAGCGCCATGCATCGTCCAGATGTGAGGAATCGGATCAGGAAATGATATCGTAGCCGCGGGCTTTGATACGCCCCTTGATGGTCAGAACAGGGTCGTTGTTCGTCGGGTCTAGCCTGATTTCGACAGCGGTGACGCCGCCGATGATCAGGTGAATTGGCAGAGGAGTGGCGCCGTCCCATGCGAGCGATCCGACCTCGATGCAATCCGGCTTGATCCCGACGCGGGCTGATCTGGTCGGAAGTCCTTCATGGTCGATGGTGCTTCGGTCCATGACATCAACCCACGCGTAACCGTTGGCGGGATGCGGGGTGCAGTTGTTGCCGGGGGCGATATCGAGCGCCATCGTATGAAGCTCGTTGTTAGGGTGGATCTCTGCCACCGTGATCTTTGCCGGCTGCGTCGCGGGGCGATCCCGGAAGCCGTAGGTAGTGTACGCCCAACGAAGAGACGCCGTGATCGCGTCGATAAGTTCCATTGTTGGGCTCCAGATTGGGAAAACGATTCAGAATGAATCACTTAGGACGCGAGGAAGTATTTCTCTGCTGAGTTGCGTTAACTCTGGCAATAGAATGTGATGGTTCAGACTCTACTATGGTTGCAAATTCTGTTGCGTGTGGCGTGGATATTCGCCATATACTTGCGGATTGAAACCTCACCGGAGTCGTCAGTTCGCCATGAAAACCATCGGTTTTCTTTTTGTTGCTGCCTCAATGTTAGCCGCACCGTCCTTGGCGACTGCCGCCCTTCACGATCCAGAGTGGAATCCTCCAGCACGATTTGACCACCCCTACAGCGGCAAGCTACTGCTGCAGAAGCTCCCGCAGGCCAAAGTGCAGAAGGCTTGTCAGTGGTTATTCGCTAGATACGGCTTGGAAGATACGACCAGCTTTCAGCAGCACGGTTGCGCCAAGGCTTTCCCAGACAGTTGCATCGTCATCACGATCGACAAGACCTATATGGGCGCCACGCCGGCCGCCGTCCTGCGGCACGAACTCGGCCACTGCAATGGCTGGCCTGGCAACCACCCCAATTAGATCTCGAAATCCGCCGTCATGTCATAGAGGACATAGCCGGCCCCCGTGGCTGTGATGACAGCGGCAACACGGACGCGATATGCGTTCCCTCCATTGAGAGAAAGACTTCCGGCATTTGACGATGAGGTTGAATTCAGTGAAAACACAGGCGTAGAAAAATTATCTCTCATTTGAGGTGAGAGCTTTGTTTCTCCGAATATTGTATTTCCGGCGGTGTTATATCCGCTGACCATGATATTCGGATATGTCTGGAAATACCGGCCACAAAGATCCTCTTCCTGCTCAATGTGTCTTGGGCAGAAAGGATCTATCTCATTGCGGCAATCGCCCTCTCGGATCGAAACGCGGGTCATGTCGAACGTTATAGACTGCTGCCCGATGCTGGAGGCTCGAGACGCGAAGGTTGAGCCGGCATCAAGCCAGAAGACAAGCTCTAGATGGTCATTGCCATCTGTGCCGCGCGTCTTTCCCGAGATAGACGGCACGTTCACAAGGATATCGAACCGCTGCCAGGAAGTCGTAAGCGCGCATTGCTGGGCGCCGATCCCGGTGATTGCCGAAGATGGAGAGCCACCAAGGCCGAACCATTGATAGAGCTCGAACCCGATATTCTTCGACGCGTCGGCCTTGGCATAGAAGGTGGCGGTTACAGTCTTCCCGGCATATGTCCTGACGTCTTCCATTGCCTGATAGACAGCCGCGTAGTTCGTCGCGCCGGCAACACTGACAACGGTGAACCGGCCATAATAGCGGGTATTGCCAGGAGGGAGAGTAGTGCCTGTGGCGAACTCTTGACGGGAATAAGCCATCGTCGAGCCCGCAGAAACGCGCGCCCAGCGATCTGTCATATATTTGAAGCCAGTGCCAGCCACCACGGATGTTCCGCGCTTGGCGACGTCAAAGCCACCGTTGATGATCGCGTTCTGCATCCCACCGAGCGGGCCGCCGTTCAGGCTTTCGCCGGTCAATCCAGTGACGAAGATCCTGAATGCCGAGCCGTCACAGATGATCGTGGCGATGCTGCCATCCTGAACGGTATATGTCGTTGCTCCGTTGATCAGTTCCGAGGCGTTGGGATCGATGATAACGGCCCCGCCATCGGCAAAGACGGTATAGTGCCAGTTGTTGCCGAGGGTCGCCGCTGCGGTGAGCGCCACCGTAACTGCTGCGGTATAGCGGTGCACAGCATTGTTGTCGTTGACGAGAGCCGTGTAGTTCGCGGACTTGTTCGCATAGACGATCCTACCGTCAACACCTATGCGGAGTTGGGCCATGAGGGTCCGAAAAGCATTGTCGAAATTATTGACCGCGTTTGAGCCGAGGATGCCGATGCCATCGATATCCTGGTTATTCCCGGCCGTCGTATCCCAGGAGAGAAAGTCGGTCTTTGCCATCTGGATTCCTCAGTATAGGCCGATGCCACCACGAGACATCGCGTCTCGGAACTGGCCGGATTGGTTCGAAACGCTGCGTCCGTAGTCGTTTAGGTTCTTGTCGTTCTTGCTGTTCGCCGAAGGTTGAGGCGCTTCCGGGAAGTAAGAATTCTTCGCCACGTTCCTGCCGAGCAAGCCGCCGGCAATGGCGCCGATCGGGCCGAGCGTGAGACCGCCCAAGAGACCGCCCAGCAGGCCGCCACCGAGTGATCGGTTCTGCATCCCCTTGGCCGTCTGCGCCGCCAATGCCTGCGTCTGCGCGGGTGTGGAGTGCTGAAGCGGCCCGCCAAGCAAGCCCTGCTGCTGTTGAAGCTGCTGATACTCGGGCTGCGAGAGAAGGCCGCTGTGGGGCTGCTGCGGTGCCTGAACACTGGCTGTGTTGATCGAGGACGGCTCATAGTCGCCCATGGCCGGTTGCTCGATTGCAGGAGCGGCGGCTGGAGCCATCTGACCGGGCCAATTCGTGGCTGGAGCCATGAGATCAGGGAGAATGCCGGCGTTAAGCTGCTGATCGAGAAGGCCGCGCTGGAGCTGTTGCGGCGTCGTGGCGACGGTAGCGGCCTGTGGCATCCTGGCGGCGTCGAAGGTATCCGGCTGCTGAGGTTCGGAGAGAAGGCCGGAATAGTCGAAATAGGATGATGCCGGAGATGCGACAGGTGCAGGGCCAAGACGGCCCATATCGGCCAATGTGGGTGCTGATGATCCAAGGCGGGATGATCTCATGCTGACAGGGGTCACGTCGGGCAATGCCTCCCTTTGGACGGGTGCGCGAGTTGCTGGAAAGGATGGCGCCTGGTAGGAGGCTGGCGACAGGAGCGCACTGAAAGGGTCTTCGCTCGGGCGTGGCGACGGGGTCGGCGGGTCGATCACCGACATGATGCCGAGTTGCGGGCCGTAGTTGTTGCGGTCGATGGAACGAAGTTTGGAACTGTAATTCGGGTCAGTCGCATAAGATCCGAAGCGCCCGTCCTTAAGCCCGGAGACGGCGGTATCGAAATCATCAGCTATGTAGCTCGACGGAAAATTGCGGTTTAGCGTCTTCGACCAGTCGAGAAGAGAGGAAAACGGATTTTCATAGGCTCGAAAATTGGCCCTCGTATTGACGTTCTGGCCGTTGACGTTTTCCCACGTTCCGGCATTGCTTACGGGGCCTTTCCATGACTTCCCGGCCTTGACGCCGAAGTAGTTGTTACCCACCGCGCTCTTGCCATAACCAGTCTCAAGCGATGCCTGGGAAGCCGCAAGACGAGCTTGTGCATCGGATAGGCCAGCAGACCTTGCATCATTGTAGACGCGGCCGTAGAATTCGCGCTGCCGAGATGCCATGTGGCCCTCACATCAAAGGATATTGCGTTGAAGGAAGAACATCCGCTGATCGTCGCAGCAGGAGCAATCGGCGGTATGTTGGCGGTAGGATTTATGAGAGCCCCGCCAGGGCAGACTTTCAACTGGCAGGACTATTCAGCTTTTGCTGTGTTCGGGCTGCTGCTCTACTGGCTTTTGAAGCCGTCTAAGAAGGACGGTTAGTTCCCGGACTGCATGACCGCGGCAGGGCCGGCGAATGCCGAAACCTTGCCGATCAGGCTCTGGATTGCCTGCTGCTTTTGCGCACTCGACAATTGGGCCTGCTCAATCCTTCGGATGTCACTTGCGACCTGAGCCTGTACTTCTGGGGAAGTACTCATGAGCTTCCTTGAGATGTCATCCGCAACCTGCGGCGTCAGACCTCCCAGCATGCGCAGACGCGAGCCGATAAACTGCAGAGCAGCAGCGACCGGGCGACCAGTCGCAACCGTCTTCAGGGCGTCAACCCCTTCCTGCATGCCGCCTGCTTCGAACATATCGGCCATCTGGCGAGCGGTCGTCGAGTTGCCGCGGACGGCATCATAGGTAGAACGCCTTTTGGCCTCTGCAAAGATGGACTTGCGGAAGGTCTTGAACTGCTCGTCATTGTCGAAGAGCGCGCGAATGTTCTTGACCTGCTGGCGGTTGCTGAAGAACTTCAGGATGGCGTTATGCGTGAAACCTGCCGTGTCGATCCTGCCGCGAATCCACTCGGCAACTCCGGCGCGGGCTGCCTCTTTCTCAGGAGGGCCAAACTTCCCGAGCTGACGGCGCACTGCTTCAGGGGCCATCGTCATAGCGTCTTTGCCGAATTCGAGAGCCTTATCGAGGGATTGCTGGCCTCCCCACACCTTGCGGGCCTGCGCGTACACAGGGTTTTGCGCGTCCAGTTCTTCCAGCATGCGGTTTTTCAGATTGTTGATTATGCGGCCTTCGTTTGAGACCTTCTTCGTTATGCTGTCCGTCTCCGCAGTCACCATGTCGTCCATGGCCGTCTTGATATACTGCCATGCCCGCTGGTCTGGAACGCGCTTGATCGTCATGCTGCCGTCGTCGGCGACATTGACGAACATCTGCTTGAATGGGACCTGCTCATTCGCAGCCAACTCTTCAGCCTTTGCCAAAGCCCGCCGGCCGGCCGGCGTCTTGATAATCCCCTCAAGTTCCTCGGAAAAATGGATCGGGATCTTCTCGGCTTCCTTGAAGAGTGGCGAGGCAATGCGCTTTGCTGTCTCCGCAATTTCGTCCTTCGCCGCCAGATACCCGTCAGGATCGGCAAGGGTCTTGGACACAACGTTTTTCAGCCGATCGCCCTGCCCCATCTGGCGAAGCGCAAGCTGCGTTGCAACGCGGTCGCGAGCCTTACCGGGAATATTTGTTGTCGTGCGCAGCAGGTCGCGCGTCGATTGGCCGCCGACGTCAGCCAGGGACAAGCCATCGCGAGCGGCGCGGGCTTCGGCCTGGTCGACAGTCTTGCCGGAATTGGCAAACCTCTCGGCAATCTTCTGGCTTCCGAAGCCACTCGGGTTGGTGCGGGCCCGCACGGCGTCGACAAATGGCCGAAGGGCTGCACCACCGGCAGACAGAACTCCGCCGACAACTGGAACAGCTGCCCCGAAAGCGGCGCCGTATGCAGCGCCCTCGCCTACGTCCTGATCGTGTCCGACCGCATTGAGAGCACCATAGCCAGCGCCCTGCGCTCCACCCTTGGCAACGCCTGCGACAAACCGGCCGGCGGTCGGGAGAGCGCCCTTCGCTACCGTGGTTCCGGCAGCAGCAGCGCGCGGCGCCAATCGAGGCATCATCAGCGCTGCCGTCACGTCGGCGCCGTATGCAGCACTACCAGCGCGATCACGCGAATTCTGCGTGCCCTGACGGTTGGCGGCGAGTTCTTCGTCATAGGTCTTGCCGGTGAACGGCGCACGAACGGCGGCGGCGGCCTTATCGCCAAAACCGAAGGTCAGGTCATCGCCGATGATATTGCCGACGTCTTGCGCTGCGACGATCGGCTTCTGCCAAGCTGGGCGCTGATCGAAGAGCGCGCGTGCCGGGTTCTGTGTCATGCCGGAGAGGTCAGAGGCGAGCGATTGAGCAACCTTGCCTTCCGGGGCCATATCTGGCTCTGGAGCGGCCTGCTGCGGCGTCACGCCGATGTGTGCGGCAATCTCGTCCACCGTCTTCGCCTGGTCTTCGGGCGAAAGCTGGAGGAAGGAGTCGTCGACCTTGACGCGCTTGCCCTGAATGTTCAGAGTTGCCATTTATTGGCCCTCTACAGAGAACTGAATGCCAGACGACGTGACGCCGCCGCCAGTGCCAACGGCTGGCGCTGCGGCTGGGGCCAGGCCGCCGCCGAAGTTGCCCTTCGACTGCTGCTGGAGCTTCACGAGGCCGGTTTTCACTGCGTCGTTGAAGTCGTCAAGCGCCTTGTTGAAGTCTTCGAGGCTCTGAGCCGTGTTCATGCGGTTATATGCGTTGTCAGCTTTCTGACCTTCGAAATCGGTAATCGCGCCGCCACCCTTGAGAGCCTGTCTAGCTTGCAGGAAGGAGCCGCCTTTAAGCTGGTCGATCTTTGACCGGACTCGCTGCGATTCAGGCGACCTGTCAGGAAGATCATCTCTTTGAAGCATCCCTCCCGTATAGGGAACAGAACCAACCATGCTAGGTAGATACGGGTCCGTCTTTAGATCCTTGACCTGTTGGTCGATCTGGGTTGCAAGCTGCGCCACTCCCGGAAGGGCGACTGTTGCAGCGCCCTGGCCCTCACCGACTGTTTTTTGGTTCGCGGCTTCAGCAACGTTTTTCGGGATGCGACCGACTGGCTGACGGGTGATAGGGTCGAGGATCACCCATTCCGTGCCAGCATCAAGCTTAATCGGTTCCTTGGATAGAGACACCCCTGGAGGCAGTGCGGTCTGATGCGATGTGCCGCCCTTGCTCAGCTGCAGAATGACGGGGTTTCCCTGAGCGTCGACGCCATATTGCGGGTTCAGGCCATATTCCTGCTCTCCACCATCCGCGCCACCCGGCGGCGAAATCCACTGCTTGGTGTCTAGATCGTAGATGTTCTTGCCCGCAGTAAGATAATTGTTCTTCGGCTTCTGGGATTCGAGCTTCTGCTGATAGAACATCTTATAGGCATCGCCACCCGAGAGCGCGCCGCTTTCGACGGCGGCAGCAAGATCCGGGTTCTGCTGGCGAAGGAATTCCAGCGTCTTGTTCTTCTGGCGTGCGCCTGCAACGCCTTGAGCGAGGCCGGCGACCTGCTGCGGGGCCGTAGCGCCACCAAGGAGGCCAGCGCCTGCCTGCAAGAGCATGTCGCTGTTGTTGCGGAGGAAGGGCTGGAAGCCGTTTGCGAAGGGGGGAAGAGCCATTTACATAAACCCTCCAAGAAGCCCTAGTCCTGTGGCGCCATATCCAAGGCCGGTTAGCCATGGGTTCTGACCGGGCTGCGATTGCGTCTGTGAACCGCCAAGCTGGCCGGCGCCAGATCCAATGGCATTCAACCTAGCCAAATTCTCCCAGCCCTTGTTCTGCTGCTCATTGAAAATCCGAAGTTTGTCATTCATCTGACGGGTGGCCAGATCTTCATTCATGCCTCCCACTTTCATGAGATCCTGAACCGGAGCCTGCATGCCGCTGTATGCCTGCCCGAGTTGCCCGAAGCCGGTGCTCGCCATGTTGAAAGCGTTCGAATTCGCTGCGTCCTTGCGGGTGTTGAAGTTGTTCAGGTCGCTATAGAGTAGATTGTTGGTGTTTTTGCTGACAGCATCGGCAATCGCACCATTGCCAAGGCCAGAACCGTAGCGGCCGCCTGCGGAGTTCGCGAGGCTCACATTGGTGTTTGCGTCTTCGTTGGACTGCCCGATGATTTTCTGAAGCTCAGGCGAGACGGACCAAGAAGAATTTGCGAGATTCTGCGTGTTATTCAGCGCCCCAAGCTGGCCTGCGTTGTAGCCGCCGTTGTTGATGACGCCCTGAAGCTGTCCGGAGAGCCCTTTCCCGCCGATATTGGCGTTTGCTTGGCTGGTGATGGCGTTCATGCCCTGCGTCGTCTTGGCGTCCCATGGGACAACCGTAGAATCGCCATAGACCTGAGCGCCAGTGCCGTTGTTGTAAAGCTTCTGCGCTTCGGAAAGTCCCTGCTTGAGGACAGGCTGAGCGTCCTTCCAAGGGGCTGAATTGCTGGTGCTGGTCTTGGTTCCGCCCTTGGCCATCCTAGATCTCCATAATGTAGGTCGATGTCAGGCGCTTGGCCTTCGGGTAGATTCTTTGAAGACCTTCGCGGCCACTCGTCACAAGCGCTGTTGCCCCACCCTGCTTCGCCATCTCTTCAGCAAATTGGACGAGCGGTTGAGCCCATGCCTTGAAATCGTCTCCGACCAGCCCAAGGCATCGTAGAACCGTCCTTTGCGTCCATCTCTGGAACTGATAAATCGAAGCGGCCACCAGCTTCCCGTCATTCTCTATGAGTACAAGGAAAGCATTCCCGGATCGGCACATCTGCCACAGATCGCCGCTGCTTAAGTCTCCACCGGCATCATCCAGCATGGCTTGAAACCGTTGGGCGAAGACGCCCCAGAAGTGGTCAACTTCAGCCGAATTCGCAATGGCAATCCTCACTGAGAATTCACCAAGTTCATGGTCATGGTGAGCGTTACCGTGACATTGGCCGCGCCCTTGGCTCGGATCTCATCTCCTGGCCACAGGCGAAGCGGCAGGTTCGATTCAACGACCGTGTCTATCGTGGCAACTGACTTTTGCCAGATGAGGCGTTCTGCCGACGCCGAAGCATCCCACCAGTAGAGGCTGCATGTGACTGCGCCGCCGGTCGGGTTGCAGAATGCCCAAGACGATAGCGTCATGGAGTTGTCCGTCATCGCCGTGCCGACAAGCGTGGTCGTCGCTCCGGCTAGGACGAGGTGAACCGGCTCGACGATATTGCCGCCGTAGTTTGCGTTGACGCTCATCGTTTGCCGCTTATCTTAATGTTGTCGTCGGGCACATTCACGGCTGAGGCGATGCTCCAGACCGTTGCGGCGGGGATCTCCGTCCGGATCTTGTGCAGCCGTCCATCCGATCGCAGCGGGCAGAGGCCGGCGCGATTGGGCGAACTGGCAGTGGAGAAGGTCACAGTCCCACCGTGATAGTCGGATGTTCCGTCCTTGACGGTATAGGTCGGCGCATCGGTGACGACGCGAACGCCCGACAGGAAGGTGCGGTAGGTCTGGTTTAGCTCGACATCCGCCGTGTCGATCGTTGCCGCCAGCGGAGAGCCGGAGAAGAATGCCAGCTTGTTGCCGGTGGTGAATGTCGCCATGGTCGGGCGACCACCGAGAAAGATACGGCTGTCGAATGGAACGTCCACGGCGTCTATGTCTGGATAGAGGGCAGCAAGCCCGTCCCAGGTAACACCTGGCGTGGTCAGCGCCACCACCTCGCCTACCTGCTGATCGGACTGGCACCAGCGGTCAAGCTGCCAGTCATAGCCGAGACGGCGATATTGGCCGTTTGCCTGACGGTATTTCCACCAGACGATCTTTTCGTACGGGTCCGCGACACCCTGAACGTCACCAAGATAGCTCTCGTCGATCTGATCAAGAAACCACCGGTCGACCCGTTCGGCGCCGATCGGCTGACGCTGCACACCACCGAAAAACCCATCCTCGGAATAGTAGAAGAATTTCCCCGGCCCGATCGAGACAATCGACCGTGGCGCGATCGTTCCCTGCTTCGGATTGAGAACGCTGCGGGTGAAGGTAAAGCCCGAACTCGGGGCAAACGGGAAGAACTGCATGGCGGCGCGCTGGATGACGGAAAAGCCGCCCTGCTCCGCAAAGCCACCCATGATCTCGTCGCCCTCTGGCAACTCCTGAAAGTCAGAGCCCTTCTTGCCGATCGTCCAGAATTCGCAGTCGTTCAAGCCGCTCCAGCGAACGATCCGCTCGCCGTTTGCACCTTCAAGGTAGCCGAGCACCACAAAGTCGCCGGACACCCACGAATAGCGGGCTTTCGGCGGGCTGCCTGCCAGATCGGCACAGACGCCGCCGCTTTCGATGTCATAGACCTGGATGGGGTTGTTCAGATTGTGGATGAGAAGCTGTGTTCCGAAGCGGGTGAATACCCATGCATCGCCCAGAGGCACCGAATAGGGCGCGCTCGGGCCGGAAATGCTGTCCCAGGAATAATCGGTGGTATCGAGGCGGTAAAGCTGCGTTTCCGTGCCGGCGATAATGACGTAATTGCCTGTGGAATCCCTGACATAGACCGCGCCGCGGCATTCAGCGGCCAATGCCTGCGAAATCTCGACGAGATCGGGCATCGGACCCCATCCATCGGCCACAGGCTGGGCATTGACGACGTTGTTGCTTGCCGAGCCGGCGAAATCGCTTCTATCGGGCTCGAAGGGAGGGAATGGAACGATCACGGCGTCAGGAATCCTAGGCGTGTGCCAACCTTGGCGTATTCGCTCAGTTCGTTTGTCAGGTTCAGGCCGTCAATTGTTGCGGTCACAATGGCCTGAGAACGAGCAAGGAGCGCATCATCTTCGTTGAACATTGCGAGGTGCATCAGCGCAGCATGCAGATAGAGGCTCGGCATCTTGGCAAGCAGCCAATTGCTGGTGTTTGAAACGGAAAGTTCGGGGATCTTGGCGTAGTAGACCATATCCACATTCACGCCGGAGGTTGGGAAGACGTAGATGGTCGAGCCGGTGATGGAGAACGTGGTCGACAGGCCGGCCGCTCCATCGGCATAGGCGCCGTTAGTATAGCTGCCGGTCGCGTAGGAGAGCGGGTTGGGAAGCGACGACATGGACTTCGCCGTCTTGTACTGCAGGTAGTCGGTCGGAAGCGTGCCGACGCCATTGGTCATGGTGATGGAACCAAGTGTTTCCATTTCCCGCGTGCGAAGCGGAGCAACGCCTCGGGCAGGAACGCCATGATTGAACCCGTCCGTTGCGAACGCAATGCAATTGACCACTTCCGTCGTGGTCGCAGCATCGGAGCGCGCCGCCCAGTTAAGGACGGACGTTTGAAGGGCGGAATAATCCATCAGATCCTACCTTTGAACGTCCGGTAAGGGCGGGCAGCTTCGCTATTTAGCCACCAGCGGATGTGGTCGCGGTCGCCCTCTTTCAGCTTTTCCATGATCTGGTGCTGCGAGCTGTAGAGGACGTTCAACGGGATGCGACCGACAACCTGGCCGTCGCCCCATTTCTTGCCTTCGCTCTCGTTGTAAGAGCGCCGGTTATCTTCGATAAGCTGTTCGTCAGCGAGAAATTCTGTCCTGATGACCTGCTTGCCATCGGGAAGCATGCCGATCCAATAGCGATGACTGGACGTCTCCCGAAGAAGCGTCCAGTCAAGATTGTCGGCTCCGCGCAGATCAACCGATCGGGTCATTGCGTTCGGCGATCTTCTTGGTAACGACGGCCTGCGCTTCCTTGACAGGGAGAGTGATGAAGGAGCCGGCTGGAACCTTGAGCGCCTCTTCCGGCGTTGGCTCGCGATAATCCCCCTCCTCGTCGCGGATCTGAAAGTCAGGGCTGATCGGTCGGTAGTTCTTGACCAGCTTGACGGGGAACATCTTCTCAGCGGAAACCTTCGGCGCCGAAAGGGCTTTGTCAATTTCTTGCTGCAGACGGTCTTCGCTCCAGCGCTTGTCAACTTTAATGCCGAGTTCTTCGGCCTGCTTTTCGAGGTCGGTCATGCGTTAACTCCTTGAAAGGGAAAGGGCGACCCGAAAGCCGCCCTCTGTTTGATTAAACGGCGCTAGAGAACATCGTGACCTCTGTACCCGTGCCAGCAGCGAAGATGTTCACCGACCAAAGACCGGCAGAAACATCCTTGAGGATGATGCGATCGCCCTTGATGCCGCCCTTGGTGGAGCCGTTCATGGTGATCGTGTCATCTGCGGCGCCAGCTTCGAAGGCGACCACGACGTCAGATGCATTGTCCGTAGCCACGACGGCTACGCCCTGCATGATGTCTGTCGAGTTCGCTACCTGGATGACCAAGTTGTTGCTGGTGATGGTCGTGCCGACGACGAACTCGAAGATCGAGCCGTAGCCGAGTGCGGCGGGCAACGTGAAGGTGATGCCCGCCGCACGGTTGGCCGTGATGACCGTGCCGCTGTGCGCTTCCGCCGTAAGAGTGAGCGGAGTAGTGGTGATGTTGATGGGCTGCATGCGATCCATGGTGATGACTCCTTAGCTTGCCGAAGTCATGCCGAAGATATCGGCGATCACCGCATGGGCAGCTTCGTTGTTGACGATCAGCGTGTACTCGACGAGCAGAACCTTCTTCTCCTGGTCGCCGGTCTTGGCAGGATCTTCGCGATGGATATCGCGGAGAGTGCCGAGCTTTGCCATCGACGGATCGATGAGGAAGGCATTGCGGGCGATTGTGGCGCCGGCACGTGCCATCTGGCGGTTCGGAACAACGGTCAGAGTGCCGAAATCCGAAAGATACGCATCGGCAGCCGCGACGATGGTCGTCTGGCTGTTCTTCGGGGTTTCAAACCGCTGTGGCGCAACGTTGGCATCGCTCATGAAGGTGGAGAACACCGTCTTTGCGTAGGGCGACAGCATCAGGGTCGTGGGGTTGCCGCCCGCGACGTATGCTGCCGAGATCGCCGAATCCAGCAGAGCCTTCGTGAGCGCGCGCTGCGTTCCGTTGGTTGCCGCATCGACGAGACCGGTCGTGGTGTTGAAGCCGCCAGATGCGCCGCCCGCGCCGAGAAGGTCGTTGGTGGAGAGCCATGCACGCATGCCGCCAAGCTTGCGGTTTGCAGCCGCATTGCCGGCGCCAGCAGACGAAGCCTGGTTGGAAATCAACGTGACTTCCATGTCGGTCTTCAGTTCCTGGCCCTTCTTGGCGATTTCGCGGGCCATTTCCGACTTGCGGCCAGCCTTGGACACGACGTCCTGAGTGCCGGAGATCGAGATGCGCTTGTCGGAAATCTGGCAGTAGTTGCCAACGCGCGAAGTCGGGACGACGGCCTGGAAGATCCAGTCGT